TCGATCTTGAGCTTGGAGCGCTGCACATCCTCGATGCTGTCTTCCGCATCGGCAATCTCGAGGATCTCGCCGGCAATGAACTCTGTTCTCGACTCCTGCGCCTCCTTGAACCGCTCATGGCGCATCGGGTCACGCTTGACCCACTTGAGGAAGTCCTCGTACGAGACGATGCGGTAGTCATCTTCGAGAAGGTCGCGCAGGCTGCGGCCCCGGTAGACCTGCTCGATGACGCGCTCGAACATCTGCTCGTACTGGGTGTGCAGCAACTCCCGCGACTCCGCAGGGAGCTTCGGTGGCTTGGGGTCCGGGCACGACAGCCAGTTGGGCAGTTCGATTGATTGTTCACTGGCGACAGCCGTGCCTACGGATTGAGGGCTTCCTTGTTCCATAGTGCTGTTGATGCTAACACAGGTGGGGTGTTTTGTGTCAATGGGGATTACTGAACCCACTGGGTTAGTGGTGCTCGGGGTTTTTGAAAAAATAAAAAATTGTTCGCGACCCCTCCGTTGCCGGGCCAGTCGGTCCGTCGGCCCTCCCCCGCCCCCTCGGCTCCAGAACCCCGGGCAAATCGGCACCCGCGACCCAGTGGGCACGGCACTCGGTGACCCGCTGGGTCAGTTACCCGGGGGCTACCCAGTGGGTTTCAGTGGGTCAGTAAACCCGCTGGGTCAGTGGATCAGGGGAAACCCAGCGGGTCAGGGGATCAGGGGGCTAAATTGACCCAGTGGGCCAGAAAACCCCGATTTAGGGCGACCCAGCGGGTTTTTGGGGGCGTTTGTGACAATTGCGCCTTTCGCGCAGGCGACCCCCTTGATAGACGATTTTCTGAAAGGCACAGATTTTTCCGTTTTCCCAGAATCCACCCCCTGAGATAAAAGGGCACTTTGTCACCACTTGCCCAGATATGACCCAGCGGGTCAGGAAAGCATTACCCATTGGGTTTAGTGGGTTATTCAATCGTAGGGGTTGACAATGCAAACCCACTGGGTTATATTGGATGCACCGTAACCCGTAACCCTGAAAGGACTGTAACCATGAGCAAACACACCCAGCACTATTTTGATCTGACCCCTAAGCGCAAAGAACCCCCGAACTGGTTGATCGCCCTAGGCGCAGTCGTTTCCGGCGTGCTGGGCACTTTCGCCCTGATTGTTCTTATGCAACTGCCCGCTATCTTGCGGGGCTGATTCTGTAACCCAGCGGGGCGCAAGCTCCGCACCTTGTAACCCGTAACTGTAAAAAGGATTGAAACCATGCAAGTGCACCTTTCCCTTAAATCGGCCAATGTCAAAACCGGGCCGATACCCGTTAGCACCACTGAGCGGGATAGTTGCCCCTCAGACTGCGCGATGCGATCAGAGTGCTATGCAGCATCCGGGCCGCTGGCCTTGCACTGGGCCGCAGTGTCAGCGGGCACCCGGGGCACTGACTGGGGTCAGTTTTGCCAATCGATTGCGGCACTGCCTGAAGGTCAACTATGGCGGCACAATCAAGCGGGGGATCTGCCCCAGATCGGCGGCACTGTTGATGCGGTCAAACTGGGTCAACTGGTCGCGGCAAACCGGGGTAAACGGGGTTTTACTTATTCGCACCACCGTGATGCGGCAAGCCTAGGGTGGATCCGGCATGCCAATGAATGGGGTTTCACCGTTAACCTAAGCGCCAATAATCTGCGCGATGCCGATTATTTAGCCGATACCGGGGCGGGCCCGGTGGTGGTGGTGCTGCCCTCGACCCAATCGCAAAACACTGTAACCCCAGCGGGCCGCCGGGTGGTGGTTTGCCCAGCGACCCAGCGGGACGATATCAGTTGCGCTACTTGCCAGCTGTGCCAGCGTCAGCGTGACACTATTGTGGGCTTTCCCGCTCATGGGTCGCGTCACCGTGTAATCAATCTGCGCCTTGCCGCTTAAATGGGGAAACCATGCCGAAGAAACAGACTTTTCCAATGGCCCGCGCAGGCGGGCAATTTGAGGATGTGCCTTATTACCCGATTATTTTCGTTCGGGGGTCCGATGCATGGCGTTTAGCCCTGCACCGCGAACCAGTGCTTGCCGGCAAGGGCGACTGGATTGTCTCGGACCCGATTAGCGGGTATCGGGTTTGCCGATTAACTGCCACTTATAAGGGTTTGCCAATTGCAACCCGGGATCTAACGGTCCCGCAGGCCCGGGCCGCTGCCCTGGCCGATTTGGATGCCACTGTTGACCGTATCGGGCTGGACCGATTCACCCGGGTATTGAATGAAGCCCAAAAATTAAAGGAAACCACTAAATGACCGATGACGAACTCGAGCGGGCCGCGTATGCCCGGGGGGATCTGATCACTGCGGGCCTACTGGCCCGGATTGCCGATCTGCAGGCCGCACTGGGACGATCGATTGCCCAAATTGAATCGCTCGAGTGTGACCTTCGGGCCGCTCGTTTTGTAGATTGCTATGAGCGGGCTTATCCGGGGGATATCGATTGACCTTTGCCCTATATCTAACCATTGTTTGCATTGTGGGCCTTTTGGCCCTGGTGTACGACCTATAACCCAGTAAACCCCGCCCCCGGTCAATCCCGGGGGCTTTCCTATTGGACCCTGAAATGACCGATAAACAATTTTCCGCTGATTTGCTGGCCCTGATTACCCGCAGGGGGCTATCCGAAACCCGGGCCGCTGATCTACTGGGTGTGCCAGTGTTTACCCTTCGAAAGTGGACCGCAGGCCAGCGGGCACCCAGTGCGGCAGCAATCCGGTTGCTTGAAGTGCTGGGGATGCTCGAAGCCCTGGCCCCCGCCCTACTGGGTGCCCTTGAACCACCCCCTGAGCCGGTTGCTCACGTTGAGAAAGTCCCAGTCAAACGCTCACGTAAGAAAAGTCCCGGCTGATCCAATTGTTCACGTTGAGAAAGTCCCGGTCAATCCATCGACTCGGGGTCATACCCCTTGACCAGCTTGCGCTCGTACCCCTTGGCCGTGGCGTAGCGGTAAATGTAATCCGCGTGGCGCTGCTTGGCCTTGATGACCTTCTCGCGGTGCTCACGGAACATGGTAGCGATTGACGGGTTGACGGCCCACACAACGTGGTGCTTGGTCATCTTCTCTTCGACCTGCACCACCCAACCAGCCTTCTCGAGGGTGTACATGGCGTCCAGCACCATCTGGTCCTTCTGCCACTCGGTCTTGCCCTCCAAGCGCCTCCTGGCTGACCGCTTCAGGCTCCGCAGATCGACCATCTGAGTCTCGCTGCTCACTTGGATGATGTAGTCGGTCATCCACTGGTCGAAGCTATCGTCCAGCACCCCGGCAAGCTCGCCCAGGGCGTAACGGAACGCGGGGATGATGTATCCCTTGACCAGCCCCACCACGCGCTCCACGATGGCTGCATCCACGTTAGGACTGAACGGGTTCTCCATCAGGTGCATCAGCAGGATCAGGCGACCCGCAGTACCTTCGAGCTTACCGAAGGCGGTCATGTACTCACTCGATGCGTTGAGCAGCCGCTCGTCCTGCTTGGCCCCCTCGTACCATGCTTGGAAATCCCGATAGGCGGTGTACCCCTCGGGCGACAGCTTGTAGGTCTGAGGCGGCAGCGCGTACACCAGTCGCAGCGTGTTCTCCCATGCCTGGGCACTGGTCATGTACTCGGGCACCGGGTTGCCCAGGCGCGTCTTGCTGCCCCGCAGGATCGCTGGTATAAACCGCTGCAACAGGCCATCCGCTGCGAGAGAGGCCAAGTTTTGCTTAAAAACTTGGGGCTGGATGTTCCCGTAGATCGAAACGGCGAGGTTCTCGCAGTGGATCGAGCCAGCACCCACGCGGTCCATCTCGTATCGTTCGGCCTCGTAGGACACCACCCATGCCGAGCGATCCTCGCCGCTTTGCTTATCGGTCAGCTTCCTGATCCATGAGTTCATCTCGTCGAGGTAACACAGCAAGCCCCGTGGCCGCTCAGAGGCCGAGCGTACGAGCTTCTGACTGGTGATGTCGGAGACAGTGATCTTCAGCGGCACGGGCTGCGGGGGCATCTCGGGCACCGCTGGGGGCTGGCCCCCAAGCAGGGCGTCGGGGCTGGCCGAGAACTCCAGAAACGACTTCTTGGCACTCGCGTAGGCCGCCTCCTTGCCCTCCCAATCGAGGAACTCCTTCTGATACCGTGGTCGATCCTCAGCCTCAATGTCCTTGAGCGGGGACAGCATGGGGCGTGAGCCTGGGGACTTCTTGTCGGCTGGATCGCCCAGGGTCATGAGCCAAAGCACCGGAGGCACCCTAAACCCCGGCATGAGTTCAAGCCTGATGCGGGCGTCAACCACCCCGCAGACAGCGCTCAACCCAGCGAACAAAGGGACCAAAGGGTCT